CACTGCCTACCCAGAATTAAGAGAACAGTTTGATACTCTTTGGCATGATATTAACAATGGCGCGTTGGATAAAACAGGGAAATTTTACTCTGCTATAAGTGAAGTTAAAGAAACATATCCTAAACCTGGAGAATGAGATGCATAAAAATAAAGGTAAGCAATGTCATTTGAACGAGAAGCCTAAGACCAAATCAAAGGCTAAGAAGAAACCAACTAAGAAGAAGCGTAATTATGGCTACTAAACGCAACTATAAAAAAGAGTACAAGGAGTATCACAGTAAAACGGAACAAAAGAAAAACCGTGCTGGGCGTAATAAGGCACGCCGTACCGCTCTGGCGAAAGGGAGTGTCAAGAAAGGTGATAAGAAGGATGTTCACCACAAAGATGGTAACCCACGAAACAATAAGAGTAGCAATGTTGCCGTAGTCAGCCGTAAAAATAACCGCGGTAAATATAGATTCACCTGATAACACCACTCAATTGTGACCCAGTCACAGTAAGAAATAATGTAAAAGAAAATATATAGATATATCAATAGATTACGATTTTCTGACAAGTAAATATAAATAGTAGTAAATAGAATCTAACCTATTGATATAGAAGCACTTTCCCGCCCTCTTGATCACGAATCCCTCTCTCACCGCCATTATTTTAAGTGATTGATTATATTAGATTTATTAAGGCCATTTACTCTCCGGTCACAAATCTGTCACAATACAGTTAATAATAGGAGAGTATTATGGCTACGATTAGGAAGCGCAAAGGCCTTTATCAAGTACAAATAAGACGTTTAGGTTTTCCCGCGCAAACCAGATCATTCAAATCAAAGGCTCCCGCAGCCGCCTGGGCGCGAAGAATTGAGTCGAGCATGGACGACGGTTCGTGGATCGATACTCGCCCTTCGTGCTCCACGCTCATCAATAGCATAATCGATAACCTTATTGATTCTTATGAGCAGCTCGGTCTTGAAGTTGCCAACCCCAAACTAAGCGCCCTAAACCAACTCAAAGAGCATTTTGAAGGTTGGTCAATACATGACCTTTCAACCGATGATGTTCTGCAGTTTGCAGCTATGCGCCGTAAAACCGTCAAACCAAGCACACTACAGAAACAGCTGTATTATTTTCAGTCAGCGATTAATGAGAGTGGTATCAGAGTAACAGAGGACGTGGTAGGTATTGCTATTAGGAAATTAAGTAAGAAGAAAATAATAATGGGTAGCAACCACCGGGACCGACGGCTGGAGGTAGGCGAGTATGAAAGTATTAAAGCGGCCGCAGGGAAGCATAAGTGGATAATGGCAGCTGTTGATATAGCTTTAATTACTGGCTTGCGGATGGGAGAGATCCACGCTTTGAAGTTTTCTGATGGGCGCCCTCTTAGTCCTGTTGCTGTGCCTGTTGAACATGCGCTTATCGACTTAGATAAGAGCCTTATCGGTTTATGGCGCAAAGATAAGAAAGCTGTGGGGGGTAAGAAATTCCATGTAATACCGCTATGGAAAGGCGTTAGAGAGGTGCTCCTACGTGAACAGGAATACTTTAACGAGGGTGATACCTTGTTTAAACTAAAGGGTGCAGGCTCGATCGGGGACAAATTCGCCAAGGTTGTAAAAGCCGCAGGTATACACGACTTAACCTTCCATGATCTAAGGCACGAGGCTCTGACTAGGATGTTCGAGCCCAAAGAGCTTGGCGGCCGAGGACTAACTGTAGAAAAAGTACGGTTAGTTAGCGGGCATAGCAGTCTTGATCAACTGTCTAGGTATGTAAACCTTAGAGCAGAAGACCTGTTACATGATGATTTATAATCTTGTTTCTTGAAGTTTTTCGTCAAGGTATAAAGCGACTTCATGAGTGGGGAACAAATATTTTTTACCACGTTTAACGTGCGGTAAGTCCAATTTGCCATTGTAGATCTGTTGGTACATTGACTCTTTTTTAATTCTAAATAGGCTTGCAAGTTCTTCTAAATCCATGAAGGGTCCGTATTTACTGCTTAAAACATTAGTCATCATGTTGTATCTACTGCCTTGTTATATTTATTAATGAATATATTTTATATGTAAGTAATTAGTGTTTATATAATACTAAAGTATTAGATGGTTTATGCTGTCCAAAAAATAGTACTTTGGCTAATATTTATACAGTTATACCAAAAATAAAAAAGTCTAAAAACAGAGGTAAATCCGTCTTATAAATAATACTAACACTAATATAGCTTAAAGAAGTATAACCATAACAGTTAGAGAAATATACAAATAAATAGCTGTAAATAGTAATTCGTTGTTAGTAGTAGGATAAGGACATTACTGCCCATAATGTATGGATTGTTTTCGGATCAGGTGGGTTTGATTTGTAGTAAAAGCGCAGACGTTTTTCCTTTTTTAATCTAACTGCTATTAGCTGATTTGTTGTGTATTGTTTTTGCGAACACAGCTTTGCTCGAACGGTAACATCTTTTAAAAACGATGGAATGAAACGGGTTTTTTTCGGCCCTTCAAGCACTACGTCTTTGTCCAGCTCAACATAAATACAGTCTATATCGCCCCGTATATAGCTTACTTTCTCAAGCGACTTAGTGACATCAGAAGAGTTCATTGTTATGTTTATTTTATGGACATTTGGTAGCTTGGAAACAATAGTAGGGTCAATTTCCACAGGGTCTACGTTTAGGAAATTTGCTAGCTTAACTATTGCAGGCGTGCCTAATTCAGTTATTGCATTAAGGTAATGCGATATAGCACCTTGACTCCAGCCTAACTCTTTCGCAGCCTCGGTTTGATTAAACTCCATTTCGACTTTTTTAGCCTCCCATATCCTGCGGAGGTTCCGTACTGCAGTAGGTAACTCGGGGGCTTTTTTCATGATGTTCTCGGTCAGGGTAGGTTTCTATGAGTGGTTTGGTATATAAAGTTAGCGGCTTCTTTACGACTTTGTTTTTCTTCTATATACCTAGTCTTACATATATTAGCTGAGAAATCATCTACTAATATTATACAAGTGTCCTCAACCCCGATAATTAGGGCAGCATTCGCTGAGACTTTCATCCTCTCTAACCATTGAAACTGCAGCTCTGACAGCGAATGTCTGATGTTAGTGGTGGCTTTTTTTGGCAGGCTTGGGACGTATTTGTACTCTACAAACAGCACACCAGCTGGCCCTGAATACATAGCGTCGGGTACACCTCCAGTATACGTATCGTGGATTTTCCACGCATGGACGTCTGGGTGTAGATACCGGTGGATAGATCTAATGAAGCTATGTTCATTCATATTTGGTAAGTGATCCGTTGCGGCCAACAGTGGATCAAACTGCTAAGGGAACAGGCTATATAGCCTGATGGCCGGACTTATATTAGATATACTAATATAATTAGTTGGCGTATTGCTCGTAAAGACCCTCGGCTATCTTGTAGTCGTCTTCTTGAGCCCAACCAACAAACGAGACTTCGCAATTCATAAACGCCTTGCCCATCTTGTTCTCGGTAGGTACACCGGAGACTTTCCACAAACCAGCGAAACGGTCACCACCTTTCATCGCAATCTGAGAGTTCCATGCTTTGGATACACGCAGCTTGGAACTGGCGAAATCCATGATGGCTGGGGAACGTTCTAGCTCACCTGATTCAGGGTCTTTGACAAGAATGACATGTGCATGAGTCTCGTTGATGTCGTACTCACTTGGTTTGTCCTGCTCACTAACCTTAGCTTCTGCTTCAGCCATTGAGGGGAACGCACCTAAGTAACCGCCACCAGCTTCTAGCTGACGCCATACAACAAATTCGGTTTTAAATTGTAAAGACAGAACATAAAGGTCGTTACCGTAGTTCTGATGGGTGAGTGTGTTAACAAGGTGCCCAGGCTCACAACCCTCTACATAACTGGCGTGATGCTTGTCGACTTCGTTAGACATCTTTTGTAGAAGCTTGATACGAGGGATCTGCACGTTTTTCCCTACGTTTTCATTGCCCCGCCCTACCCCTTCAACGACTTTTAAGTGGGCTGGTAACGCATCAGTGGATGCTACGAGATTAGATGCTACTGCTACTGCTACTGCTGCTGATTTACTCATAATAGATACTCTCTTCAGGATTCATGATTCATGTTTAAAGGTTACGAAAGTTAATACGTCGAATTTCACGGGGCTGCAAACCAGGAACATCTTCGCCAAGCTTCAGAAGTTCTTTGTATGCAGTCGACGAGACCCGTCTTTGCAACAAGCTGTAGTCCTTGGTGTTGTCGATATGCCCGTAAAGAGCATCCCAGTCAGTCACGTCGGGTACAGTGTCAGCATTAATGGATACGCTGGCTTTGTCGTTAGCGGTACGCGACAAACCCTGCTCGTCCAATTTGGTTAAGAGCTGGTAGTCAAGATCGTCTTTACTCTTGTTTAGCTCTTTAAGCTCAGCGTTAAGACCTGCCATAGCGTCTTTAACCTTGGCTCTTGCTTCGATTAGTTCATTAATATTCATAGTTTTTTCTCTTCATTTAGGCTGCTTGTTTTAATTTGTTTAGGATTCCGAGTAGCTGGTCCATACGATCGACTTTGCCTTGCAACTTTTCGTACACATCTGGTTCCCAGGTGTTACGCGCTGCTATCTGAATGACCTCAGTCTTTTCAGTCTGACCGGCTCGATATATGCGTCGATTGAACTGCTGATAATGTTCTGCGTTGTAGGTAGGTGAAGCCCATATGACTGATTTTGCTTTAGTCATAGTGAGGCCGTGCCCTGCTGATTGAGGGTGACAGAACACCACTTGCAGCTGACCTGCTTGTAACCTGTCTACAATTTCTTTGCGTTTGTGCGCAGCTATACTGCCATCGATGGTGGCGTGTTTGATACCTAGCTTGTCTGCTAGCTCAACCATGTAACGCTGCTCGTGTTTCCAGTTGAAGGCGACGAGTGACTGCGCGCGTTCTTGGACTAGCTGCAACACGAGGTCGTAACGTTCTTTGTGTAAACGTTGTGTCTCACCGTTCTCGTCATAGACAGCACCGGTACACAACTGAAGTAGCTTTTTAACCTTGCTACCCGCGTGAACTGCGTTGATTGTTGCTGCTCCGGTATACAACACAGAGTCGTCACTGAGCTGCTTGTACTGCTGCATGATCTTTTTAGGTAGCGTTACGTACATGGTCTGTACACTTTGCTCTGGCATATCGAGGCATTCGGTTAATTCGTACCTAATGTTGATATCGCTGAGTGCTGCAGCTACTACTTCTTCTGCGTCGTCTTTCTGAACCCATTCATTAGCGAATCCATTGAAGCGCGATGTACAGACAGAAGATCGGAAACTGTAGAACCGATGGCCGAGTCGTTCACCGTCGTCGACGATTAGTGTTGGGTGCCATACATCTAAGATACCGTTGCTGTTTGGCGTACCAGACATTGCGATACGGTTGGTAAACGCTTCTGCAATCTTGCGGCAGGCTTTGCTGCGCTGACTGTCTTTGTTCTTAAACGCTGTGAACTCGTCAATAACTAGCGTGTCGAAACCACACAAGACGTGGTAATTTTTAGCGATCCACTTAACAGCATCGTGATTAGTAATAACGACATCTTCTGTACCGAGAAACGCTTTCTCACGGTTCTTGGCGTATGCAACGGTGTACGTTAGGTCAGGCTGGAACTTCTCGATGTCATCGCCCCATGATGCTTCCAAGATGGACAACGGAGCGAGAACCAAGGTTCGTGTACCGCGGTCCGCGATCGCGTCTAAGACAGAGCGCGTCTTACCTGTGCCAGGATCAGATGTAATAAGACAACGAGGGTTTTCGTTGATGAAGTCAGTCGTGACTTTTTGGTGTTCGAAGGGTTCGTACATAGGCATCACTCTTTGATGGTAATTAATATTAGCATAACTAATATTAATGCTCAATAAAAATGACCGGATTGTCACTGGACCAACAGTAACCGCAGGCGGCACAGCTAGCTGTTTTACCTGCTTGTTCCGGGCACATGATGCCCCCAGCAGATTCGTTGTTAGTGCTCACATGTGCGCTGAACTTTGTTCTATGGTCATCAGAGAACCGGACTCGGTAACGTTCTGGGTAGAGGCGGTTTATGTTGCTAATCATACGTCCTAGCTTTGTATCTGACTTATGATGTGTGTAGCCAAACACTCTTAGGTTTTTAAATTTACGAAGCCAAAGCTGCCATTGGAATGTATAGAAACTACTGTAGAAATCACCAAGGACATGTAGTCGGACGACGAAACCATCTTGGTGTTTATCGTTGAGCCCTGATAATTGGCGCTCTAGATAGGGAAGGAAGTTTTCGTCTTGGTTATCAAAGCGATGGGCAAAAGGCATGTTGTCACCATAACAATTATCCCACTGCTCACAGTCTGACGGGCATGTATCGCGCTCTTCTAAAGTCAAAGAGTACATGGTCATACCTTTCCACATCTTACTTGTTACTTTGTCCCCTAGTTTTTTGTTTTGTTTGCCTCGTTTTAACATATTGAGGTTTGGTGGCTTTACGCTTTTTTGATACCTCGTCTGAGGCGGCCTTAGATTTTTTACTGGGATTAGGTTCTCGGCTAAGGATGTCATCGAGGATCTCCTGTCGTAGTTCAGCGGCTGTCGTTCGATCTGTTTTCGTCATGATCTTGATCTCGGACTTCTTCAAACGGTGTGTACTCCACACTGCTGCTTCTTTCGGGTCGGTTACGAGTTTGTACTCGACTAACTTCCCATTTCGTTTGTAGAGCATTTGCATCGTCAAACATCTCCTTCAAGTGGCCGAATAGCAGCTCTTTATAGTTTGTCATCGGGGAACTCCAGTAGGTGGGCTTCGTCACAAAGCTGAAGTGCTTTATCAAGATGTACAGCTGCTGATTCCAAGCGGCAGGACTGCAACATCAACGTCATGATTTCAAGTTGAAACCTGATCTTCTGCCCCAGGCTTTTTGGTTTAGGGTTTTCACTTTCTTCTTTCATTCTGGATCTACCTCTACCCACCGTAGTGAACGGTAGGGAAATTTTCTTGTTTTGCTAAACATGAGAACTTCACGAGCCATAGTACGCCTCATGATAAGCAACGTGATGGATATGATAAGGCCGCCAATCATTGCAGTCATCATCCCTCCATATGTCCCTGCGAACAGGAACATCAGGAGGCCAGTACATGCAATATCTATTGGGATATCAAATGAAATAGCACGGCGTACGCCGAACTTAAATATCAGGAACAGGAGCCCCGCTGCTGAAAGTAGACCTGCTGTAATCATAAATAACTCCTAAGATTGTAATTACTAAAAAAGCGATTTCAATCACACTAAGCAGTGTTGACATAGTCATTTGTTAGTCCTTAAATGGAAGTAACCAACGCAGCACACAAGAGCAATTAACGCTATAACATACAAGCTGATCGCGATCATGTTTGCGAAGATAGTGAGTAAAGCGGCTACTGCGATTGCGTAACCGAAACGTATCAGTAGTTTTTTCATAGGGATTCTCTGTTCATGATTCATGAGGATCATTTGAATTCCGATCGGGAATAAAAAAGCCCACCGATGTCTGTAGGCACAGGTGGGCAAATAACCGCAGCTAAGGTATGAGCCTAGTGCGGTTAGACTTTTTTATAGGCTTTTCTTTCGATGTCATTTTGCTGCTTAAAAATGTCTTCAGCATCTACATACTCACCTTGATGCCATATAGCTAAACATAAGGACAGCCCCAAGCACTTTGAGGCCGTGTGAGTTATCTCGTCAAGGTCATGTAACCCACTCATGCCGTAAAGACTTATCTCGCTGTTAGTCTTGTATAGCGCTCCTAGTTTTTGTGCTGCTTGAGGGTTGTCGTAATTGTCAGGGTTATAAAAAGCAGGCCGTATACACTCTTCGTCATCATAAACTTCTGGTATGAACATATTTAATGCCTCCTAGTAAATTATTTACTTTTCGCTCTCATGGCTTTCGTGGCGCGCTCATTGCTGCACATCACGCATGCTGCATTACAGGTATACTTGATTGTGCTGTTGCAATGTTGACAGACTGACCCTACATATTTAGACACGTTATTTACCCGCGCTATTTTTAAGTTTTCTGGTGTCGGTCTGGGCATTAATACTTTGTTATTTTTCGCAAGGGATATTGTCATAGCTGTACTTTGTGAGCCAAAAGATTGCGGGGTCTTTCGGGTCTAATTCTTTGTAGTGTGTTTTATATGCAGCGACTAGCATAGTCGCGGATAGAGGTTTAAACTTTTCACATTCTGGGTTGTCCAGTAAAACCAATAGTCGATTAGTGTCCAGTACACCTGATGCGTAGCCTTCACAAACATAGTTCCATGTTTTTTCATCTGAGTCACAAAAACTATGCAGTGTTTTATTGTCCAGCGCGTTAGCTGAAACTGCCCAAAGGCATACTAAACTTATTACTAATTTCTTGATCATTTTTTGCTCCTATTCCTAGAGTGAGTATGGTGTTATAAATTTATCCGACGCCCCAGGTGCATTCGGGTTCATCACCTTTACGGTGAGGACACCACCTGCAGCTGTCTTTACTGGGTGTTGGAGCGAAATCTTTTTCGGTAGTCATCTTGACTGCGCGCCGATGAAAGCCTGGTGCAAAGACCATTGCCTGATCGCGCGTATATGTCTTTTTGGTGGTTTCACCTTTGTCGAGATACCAGAACTCAACTTGTACAAATTGTAAGTGTGGGTATCTAAAGAAGGTGCCAATTGCATAGAGCAAACCTTGCTGTCCGTGGGATATTTCGTTACCCCACTTCTTGCCTGTTTTGTAGTCGATGACTCTGGCAGATGTGTCGTCTTCTTGGACTAGTGCATCGAGCTTGATACGTGCCCAGGTTTCTTTTTGCATCCAACCGACTGTTGCCCAGTCGAGATCGAAACCCCACTCGCCTTCGTTTTCTACTTTGGCTTGCGCATAGAGTTCACGTAGTTCTTCGAACTCGTCTTTAAACTTGTAGAGAGAGTCGTGCATCTCACCCATAGTGCCGTCAACGTAGTCTTCAGCGTATTGGTGTATTTGCGTACCGCGATCAGCAGCTGGGCCGCTCGGTTCTTTAACGCCTTTAACTCGGCTGATATACGTCCGATAAGCGCATTCTTCGTAGACTTTAAGCGCTGAATAACTCCAAGCTCTGACATCACCTAATTCCTTCGGTTTTTCAAAATCAACAACATCGTCTGGTCTCGTATCCTGAGTTAACTTAATCATGTGCTATCCTAGAATATAAATAAATTTCGTATTAGTATAGCTAATAATGTTATACAGCAGCAAGTAACTTGTGATCTTTGTCATCAAAGTATTTGTGAGTAACTTCTTCAAGTTGCTCTTTAGTTAACGTCCACTTAACGACTACACCCGTTGTTACATTTGCACTCCTGGTCGCGTTGTGGGCGCGTTTTCGTTCTCGTGTTAGCCCGCATCTTTCCGCTCGTTTAACAAACTCACGTTGTGATAAGCGGTCGTCAGTCAGTACACCATATACAACACGTAGATGTTCCATTGGTATAACTGAGTGAGGCCCCTGTGATTCTGCTACCCACTGCTTAACGAAGCGTTGTGCGGTAGTGATCTCTGCGCCCTGCAATACGTTGGTTAACTCTATATCGAGTATGTCCATAAAGAACGATAAGTTGCCATGTCTTACTGCTGCGAAGAACTCTTCCATCACAGACATGGTGACTTGAGCCATTTGTGCTTTAGCGTTGTTAGCAATCGGCGTACGTACTAGCTGCTTGTTAACTTTGTAGCTACGCAGTAGTGCAGCGAACTTGTATAGCTCACTGCTGATATCATCGATACCATCAATGACTTCTGGATACACATGTTCTAGCTTCTGTTCTTGGCGAGGCGCGATATTGTATCGACGGTCACCCTCTTCAATCTTTACAGCATCCATACGGTTAGTTAGGAATATAAAGTTTGTAAAGTTAGGCATTTCAACTTGGTTAGAACGCATAGCACGAATAGTCATCGTGTTTTCTGTAATAGCGTTTTTGAGTTTGTCAGCAATCTTCATCGTGCCTGAGTTGGCTGAAGCCATGTGAAACTCATCAACAACCAGGAATAGCGCCTGTCTCATATAGAGATTGAACTGCTCTTCTATGTTCTGTAACGCTCGCATTGGTACGTGCTCGTTACCGAATAATGGGCGAAGTACTTTGGTATAGAAGATACCTTTACCGGTACCAGGCACGCCTTGCAGTACCCAAGCAGTCATTGCCTTTCGCTTGGTTTGGAATATGTACGCTAGCCAGTTAGTGAAGTGCTCAACTTCGAGGCTCTGTCCGCCTAAGATGTGAGTCATTAACTTATAGATCAAAGGACAAGAGTCAGCGATCTTATGTGCGTCGCCCATGCTTAGCGGTTCGTGCTCACGGCTTGACAGCATGTACTCTGTTTTACGAAACATGTTGATGTGATATGGCACGTTAGTCAGGTTCACCCCTGCATCATTAGCTGCAGGATCGAATACGACTCTTGCATCTGGTATGTAGTCAGGTTTGCTGCGACCGTGTGATCGCATAAAACCTTCGATGCTTGCTGATGAGCAAGGCATCAACGGGAACTCGTCACTGAACTGGTTCAGATTAGGATCGAATACTCCGTTGTAGTACGTATCGGTATAGAAGTCACGCATCGCTACGGGGAAGTTAGCTCGGCCTTCTTTCTCCATCTCTTCTTGGTATACATCGAATAAAGATCTATAAAAATCAGGATCAGCTTTTTCGATAGACCAGATAGGTTCGCCTTTGAAGTTAAACATATAGGTCGGATCATCAAGCCTAAAGTAGTAAGCGTTGCTGTCACCGCCATTGACGTTGCAGTGGATGAACTGCCCGTGCGAATCGTCATGTATGGTGATCGACATTTTATCGGGGTTAGTCAGAATTTCTTCTGACTTGTTATTTACTGTGGCGATAGTTAGTTTTTCTTTTTTCGCATTGAAGCCACGTAGTACCCGCAGTCGGTTTTTATGCTCGTTACTTTTTTGATGTACGACCTCTGGGCTGATGTCATTCATCAATTTCGCGAGATCAAGCGTCTCCGTTATACCGGAAACACTCACGATCCGCTCAGAGGAGGATGAACTGAACGGATCGTGGGTTCCGTCTTCAAAGGTAGGAGGCGCAATGAAGATCAGTTTTGAGTTGTCAGCCACACTTATATCAAGTGGGTACTTGAGCGAGTGCCCGTTGGATGACAGTTCGAGCTGTGATGAGAACAGCTCAGACTCAAAATTATTTGCTTGAAGCCATAGCTTGATTGCCTTAGCAGGCATAGCGTGCTTCAGTAATATAAATATATGTAGCGATACTTTGTCGCCTTTGAGACCGAGGCTTGCAGATGCTTGTGCTAAGAAGCTGCAGTCTTGAACTTCAGCTGGTAGCTCACGCATTACGGTCTTGGCTAACGTAGCAACAGCTTTAGCATCGTAGGTCTTTGGGTTTGTATGGCTTGGTAAAGTGATGCCATCAATATCTAACACGAGCAGGTTGTTATAACCGATACGATCAGTTTTGCCTGCGCGCGATTCGTTTTGTATGGGCCGCTTTAAGTTACCTTTAAGCAGACAGTGACCAAGATCAGCGTGGTCACGTATCAACTTCTCAAGCATAGCCAGACCGGTTTTGTCGGTAGGTACTTTGTGCTCATGTGATGACACGCTTTTGACATGCGGGTACGGAGTGAATCCGTTTTTTGCGCAGTGACTCTTACTCAGCCGCAATCCATTGGCAGCTTCTAAAAACGTTACTTCCATCGGCTCCTCCTACAGAGCTATTTTATTTAATAGAATTATTTTTTTTATCAAATACTTCCTGCCGATCAATCCTGATTTCTTCGCCAGCTTCAAATGTAAGCCGGACTTGGTTTCTGTCTATTTTAGAGACTTTAACTTTCGTCAGAATACCGTCATCACCATGGATAATGACTTGCTCATTGATCTTTCTTGTTAACACTAGTCTTGGCATGGGTCACTTGCTATATCGAATGTCATAACCGCCTTCAGCATCCAGAGGTATATCTGGAGCCCAGCTCGGTGGGGTGCACATATGTGCAATAAGTTTATCCATTGTAGCATCAGGATTATTAGTATTGCTAATTAAAACGATCTCATCGTGTACAGTAAGTACAACATCTGCATCTAGCTCTTTGTCATTTTGTATACGGAGCATTGCGTCAGTAACAATAAGACGGGACAGAGCTTGTACGATGTTTTCTGCGATACGTCCGCCCCAGGTCGTTTCTGTACTACGTGAGTCGTAAGTCAGCTTTCCACCTTCGAACCGGAGGTTGTTGTAATGCAACGCTAGGCCGTTAGGCAAAGCAATCTTTCGGCCCTTAAAGGTTAACCCACACCACTCTTCGTTGTATGCTGGATTAATAGTGTTCGCTAGTTTTAGTTCAAGTTTCTGCCACAGCGCAGGTATACCTGAGTAGGTATTACGATATGTATTTACTACTTCATAAGCTTCGTTGGTGGTGAACTTCATGGGCGGGCCCATGGCGCCTGCTTCTAATGTAGTCTGGAACTTAGGAGCGCCCATACCATAGCCAAGCCCGAGTACTGCGGTCTTCCCTACGAATCGTTCTGTTGGATCGTCAGTCTTGTTAATAGGCCTGTCATAGATAATCGACGCTAGATTAGAGTAGATATCGTCTCCGTCTCTAAACTGTTGTAGTAAGCTCTGCTCGTCTGCAAGCCAAGCAAGCATGCGAGCTTCAATGTTCGATAAATCAGCGACATAGACGAGCTTGCCTTTTGGGGCACACAATGCCAGTCGTAATGGGGAGTTGCGTGGAATGTTCTGCATGTTAATTTTTTCTGTACCACCGAACCGCCCGGTGTGGGCTGCGTAGTAACGGAGAGGAACAGAAATAGTGCCGTCGTCGTGCGTTGCGTCGATGAAGCGTTGCGCCCTGGTCTCGTTGATGCGACTCTTTACTGCTTTTCGAGCGGCCCATATATGCTGATGTTGGGGATACATCTGTTGCATCTGGGTAAATGCCTTATCGTTTTTACCAAGAGCTGGGATGTTCTTGCCGGTGGTAGGGCTAACTTTTGTTGGCACTACAATATCGAGTGATTCGATCAGTTCTGGGAACATCTTGTTACTTGATAGCACTTTACGGTCTATACCAGCGGCTTCAATGGCTGCTTCACTGGCTGCGATAGTTTTGTCACGGAACGTGATTAGTGCTTCGCGGTCCACGACCAGCTTTGGCTCGCAGAACATACGGCAGGTTAGGTCTATAAGATCCATCTCTGTTTGCGGCATCGGGTTAAGCATTAGATTATAAAGAGCGTAGGTAAGATCAACGTCTTGTATGCAATAGCCCGCCAAGGCCTCTTCTGTTTCGGGGTCAAGGTCATAGACGCCCTTGGCATCGATAAGCTCGTCGCCTTTGCGCATGGTGTCATCATCAGGAAATGACCGTATAGCGCAGTCTTTAAGTCGGGCGCTTTGTCCAGGGAATAGCCCGCGACTCATTGCAGCCGTATCTATATAATACTTTGGTATTACTTTGTAATGCTGCGTAAGGATATACCCATCGAAAGGCGTGTTGTGGCATACCAGGGTTGCGTCGCCCCAGTTGATCTCATGGATCGCGGCTTCCGCTTCGTCTTCACCGAACCACTCTGTGTCATCGTTATTGATCTTGATGCCTACGCCCCACACTTTAAACTTCTCGTGTGCGACGTAGTCCATTGTGGTCATTTTGGTAAGCGATAATTTGCTGTCGAAGTAGGTTTCGAAGTCGAGAGTTACGAGCATCAGAAAGATGCCCCGTTACACTCATTTTGTGCATAGATTTCAGCTTCGATTTGTTTAAAGCTTGCTATGAGGTCACTGTATAAATAAGGTGATTGAGAGCGTATCCACGCTGCGGCAAATGTATGGAACTCTGGGTTTATACCATCGTTCTCTAAACCATCTCGTTCTTCAAAGTATTCTTTTGTATTCATCACACTCTCCTAGTGGCTTGGAATATTTCTAAAATCTTATGGGTTTTCCAGTCATAGCTGTCATGTTGATCTTCAGTAATAACGTACAACTCTTTGTTATTATTGGAGATTAGATAAACAGTCTGGTTAAAATCATTTTGTAGGAAATGCCCTTCTTCGAGGGCAGCTTCAACATCGGTGAAGCGGGTACTCATGAAGTCTCAGGGTCGAGCGTGTCGATGAGTCTGTTGAGATACCACAAGGCTTTGCGAAGGTCTTGGACTTCTGAACCCTTGTGTCTGAATCTATGCAGGTATTTTTTGACGTTACCTTCGAGGTAGTATTCAAACCCCTCTTTGAGGTTGTCCTCGAGGTAGTCAATACATTCGATGTTACCGGTGTTGTAATGCGGAGGGTTATTAACGGCAGTATGTTCCACTTTATTATTCATAGCACTGTTGTAAGTGGTCCAAGATAATTTTTCTTTCGTGGTGGGCTCAGGATTAGCGGCTGCTTTGTCCCATTGTTGCGGTGTTGCTTCGTTGATATGCATCATTACTCTCCTAGTGATGCTAAAATAATAGCAGAGCTAATATATTAGCTCAAGTATTATTGATTTAGGGCAATTGTATATGCGCCGTTTGCCCCCAGGGCGCTTCGAGGCGTGTTGTCGATACCCATAGAACTGGGTAATGTGGCTGCTCTCCGAACTCATTTGATTCCAGATCTGTTAGATACACAGCAGCGGCTACATCCGGGTAGTGCTCATTGATATAGTTAAACGCGGGTGTAAAAGCTGTACCACCGCCACCTGTAATAGGTGTCTTGGGGAACTCGTCGTCAGGCATGACTTCGTCAGTGTGTTGTACGCTGTAATCACAGTGGATAACAGTGACTTGTTCAGGTCGTAGCTCTGAATGAATTGCAGCTATCTCTCCAATAAACTGTTCCCAATAATTAGCGCATGAACCGGACGAATCAATGATGACTGCAATATGACCTGCAGCTTCGTTATACATAGCAGGCAGGTATTCGTCTTCACTGATATAAGCGCGGTTCGGTTTGCGCCAGCTGTAGTCGTCGTTAGTAAGCGACGTACAGAATGGCCACAGTACAGTCCGCCAATCAACGACGGGTTTGATAATGTCCTCGATAAATTTCTGCATGCTACCGGGCATTTTGCCTGCATTTTTTGCAACTTCAGCGGCTTGCGTTACAGCCACTTGCCACTCGGATTCCATAGCAGCGTTACTGCCGCCCTCGATTTGGCCAGCACCTGCATCTAGGACCATGCCCCACGGGCACTGCTTAGGTGGGTCATCTTTGATCTGGTTGTAGATCGCTTCAGCGGTCATATCAGTGAATTGTTTATCAACAAGACCCCCTTCGGGTAGAACGAAGCCGCAATCTTCCAGATGAATATTAATGGCGTAGTCAGTGGCGATGTTCCATATTTTGGAATCCCGCTCCTGACGACGCGTCATATGATTAAAGACACAGTGCATGACTTCATGCGCAATAAGTCCTTTGCGCGTTACGTTGTCGAGTTTATCGATAAATTTTGAGTTATAAATAAGCCGCGTACCATCGGTAGCGGCTGTATCACAGTTCTCATCGTCTTGTACCAGCTTTAGGCGTAGCGCTAATGTGCCAAAAAACGGCTGTTCCATTAGCAGCTGGGCCCGAGCTTTGAACATGTTACTTTCTGCTGCCATTAGGTTTCACCTCAAGTTTTCCAATTAAGTAATCGACGATTTCTTCTGCTGTATCAACCGTGTCAACATAGTCAGTATTTTGACGTGTGGCCACGGCTAAAGCGTACAGAATAAGTAATTCATCACGGGTTGGCATATTAGGCCCCTAACATTTTTGCGGTGAGTACTGTTTGGTTAGCAACAGTGGGGTCAAAGTTGATCTCTTCTTTGATCTGCTCTGCACGTTTAATCCGGGTTACCTTGGTGTGCATCTTTTGGATATACTTTTGGTTAACCAGTGACTCAGCAGCAGGCCAGATTTCGAACAACTGTTTTAATGTTGTACATTTATTCAACAGGTCTCTTATTGAGTGGCGATAATTATACGAGTTAGATTGATGTTCTCTTTGGTCCTCCTTTAATTTCAAGAAAAGATCAAGTATTTCTGGCTGATCTTGGGGGGCTAAGTTATCGATATAGATATCCGTGCTTCCATACCATGTGGTATTTTCTTTAGCTAGATACTCTATGGGGGTATTAAACGTAATATCACACGTACCGTTTTCTACAGTGCGCTGTAACCTAATGCTTGTATTGTCGAATTTTTTCGGCGTTAAAAGCTCACCGCCTTTTTGCTTATCAATGCCCATTTCTACGCTCTTTTCTAAGCAGTGGTGTAGAAATTTTTGTTGTGGGCTATTTTGTATAGCTTGTTTAACTAAAGAAACAAGCTCTGTGCTAGCTTTTGGGTCAGGGTGTGCTAGTTTGTAAGCCCTTTCCGCTTCTGAGGAAATTTCCTCTCTTATGCTGTGGGTTATTCTTACTGAAGCCATGGTATTTCTCCTATAGAAGTACGTCTGCGTTTTCCTGAGTCCACTTTGTGAAGTGCTCAGAGTTTATGAGATTACGATCTTTCGCGAGTGAGTCGCGAACCACGATCACCTGGTATTCAGGTGGCATGCGCTTCGCGTATTTCATAATCGCTTCGAAATTATTTTGGTCGACGCGACTCGTTAGTGCACCACAGATGGCGTACAACACGGACGTACCGTTTGGTACTTTAGTAGTGGTTGGCTTGTCGAGAATGTCATCGATATCAGGTACATCCTGATAAATCGCTTTGAATGACATATATTCCCCGGCAGGGCCGTCACCAACTAACGATGCGCAGCCGTAGAACTCGTCTGCCATAAAGGGTAATTTGCGGTTGAGCATCTCCCAGGCACGCGGTGTTGGAAATGCATTCTGAGTAGAATCGACACTGTGCAGCAGTCCTGGGCGGTAACGCAGGAAGCTCACGATTGATGGATCGATGTTATTGTTCACGGCCCACGCTACCCAGTCGTCAATGTTTGCTTCTAAGGTATAGTGCGCAAAGCGGTTCTTGACTGGCGTTGGCATTTCGTGAACCGCGGCTCGATCTTGTGCGCGGTTACCAGCGGCAATAATAATTGTGTCGCGTGGTAGCTCGTAAGTGCCGATCTTGCGGTCAAGGATTAATTGCAGCAGTGCATTTTGCGTAGCTTTGGGTGCATTTGGCAGTTCGTCGATTAAAAGAACAACGGTTCCTTCGTAGTCAGAGGGTGGATAATCTTCGGGCACACCGTACCTGGTGCGGTATGTGCCGTCTTCTTGCTCGACAACTTTTAGTCCACCGCGAACATCGACTGGATCAAACAGGTTCGCGCGCAGCTCAAAGAGCTTAGCGTTTAGTTGTTTTGATGCGAGGTACGCGATTTGCGATTTACCTAGACCGGGGCCGCCCCAGATCATGGTTGGCACTTGTGCTAGTGCGTTGGCTTTGATCTCAGTTAACAGATCAGTCGGTTTGATTGTCCTCATTTTCATCTCCTACTTGAGTTTGGGTTAGTGGTCCTGTGGGTAATTCGAGTATATCGATCAATCCTTCATGGTTGGTTTTTATGGGCAGCTTGTAATAGCCGTCCTCTTCGATGTAATCGCTGTAGTCGTAACTTGGGTCGTCGCTCACGCGACACGGCATGCGGCTCATGATTCGTCCTCCAGCAATATTTTTCTAAGTTCGGGGACTGTTAATCCGGTTTCGCATGACAGATCTAAAAACGTCATGTTTACGTTTCGATCGTAGAAATCACGTATTTCTGCAGGGGTCATTTCGTTCATGATTCAAACGCTCCATATTCGGCTTCATATTCTTCAACCGAGTCCCACGGCCCTTCGATTTGAACGGTCGTAGGTGGTGAAATGTACTCTTCTTCATAGGATGATATAAAGCGCGTAGCATTCTGCCATAACTGTTTTATAGCCTCTTCTTCGGACTCAGCTTTTACGTGAAATATCTCTCCTGTAATGTAGCTACGCACTACTTCATACACTTTGAGTTTGCTCATGCTTCTCCTCTATAATCTGCGTTTATCGCATAACGGTCGTCACCTACCTGGGTAACAAAGCCGCGCTTTAGCGCTTCTTGGAGCAACTCATCTGCGTCTAGTTCAAAGTTAAATGCGGGGGCTTGATTAAACCAAAGATCTTTTTTATTGAAGATTAATTCTACTTGCTCGTTTTCCATTGTGTCTTCTCCGTAAGTTCATTGACTTTGTTTTGGTAAGCATCAAATTCGGGTGTGCCTTTTTGATAGCTGTTGTTTATTTTTTTATAGTGGGCATCGTGCACGGCTTTAGCTTCGATAAATGCTAAGAAGATTTGCGGGACTTCTTCTGTCTCAAAGGCTTCTTTTAGGTTTAACTCCATATTAATTACTCCTTAAGTAGTTAACGTAATAGATATTAGTATTACTAATATAGATAGTCAACAAACCAAATAGAGGTAAACTTTTTAGGCCTCTTCATCTTCGTAAGCTTCCGCAACTTCTTCTGCTGTACGAATACAGCATTCGTAAACCGTCTCGCCGTCGTGATGTTCATTCGTCGCGACATATCCGATGAGGTTTACATAATGATGAACAGGTCCGTAGTAGTAGTACATGGCACCGTCGTCATCTTCGGCTTCTACGATTGACCACATTTGAGATACTTTGAATCCTGCGCGTGCCATTTCGGTCTGACTGTCGTAATAGTCGCCGGTATGCTTGCGCATTTCGTCAAATGGGAATTCAGTTGTGTAGACTTTGCTCATGATTTTTCTCCTTTGGTTAGTAGTTTTTACCCTTACTTACAAACTGGTTATTAGGTGGCTACCAATTGACGCCGAACCAGATGCCGACTCCGTGGACCACACCAACTGGGAACATAAGGCCCCCGGCAAGTAGTAAAAGGTATTTTGCGTGTACGAGACAGTGAATAATGTGCGTGAACCACGCTCCGATGCACGTGATTATTGTTGCTATAACCATAAATCCAGACGTTTCGTTACTCATTTTGTACTCCTTCATTGTGTAGGCAGACATAAAAAAACCCACCCGATCACAAGGACCGGACGGGTGTAGGAGAGACCCTGCTTATGCTGCGTGTTTAGCTTCTGCTTTCAACGCTTTCTTTGGGGTTTTCTGCTTTTCCCCAAAGACGTGCGTTGTTGCGTGCTGAGTAGCCTTGGTGTCTGCCAGTTCGGCTAACTCCAATGCCTTCTCATCAAGCAAAGGCAGTACATCGTTGATGTCCATGCACATATGCGTGTGTTCCCACACGCCTTCGGACACTTCTTCTTTTTCTGCAAAGAGGAACAACGGATCGAGGTCCGTCATGTAGTTCATCTGGCCGCACAACCAAGAATGAAGTTCATTCAAGATTGAGAAGTCGTCCATTAATGTACACTCCACATCTGTAATGCGAGCGGACTCAAGCTGCCCCGCCTGCTCGGCAACGGACTGGGAGAAATCCAACCCGTTAGCCAGATCAGTCTGCTTACCTGAGTTGATCACACGGCGTGCTGCCCAACAAGAAGCGTTCATAACGTTCTGTACAAAAGACAGCATGTGCTCTGGTTTTTCAGTCATCTCTGGTGCAGGCACCCCGCTACGCACTGATTGTATTTTTGCGTTCTTACGCTGCTTGGACAGTTGGTCCCAGACTAGCGCAATACGGTTCGCGGCCAAGGGAGCATCTGCTGCATCTACCAGTTTGGCAATTGCACCAGTGCGGTTTTTGTTAGACGCCATGTTAGTGATGACTTGTGAGATAAAAGTTGAATTGTTCATGTTGTTGTCCTCCGGGACTTGTAATTGCATTGACCGATTAGCCAATGTCATAGAAAAAAGCCGACCGATAAGCCCGTTAGGGCGCATCGACCAGCTTGAAAACTACAAATTTGCTTAAATGCTCATTCCTGCACTTCCAATACTTCGTTGGTTAGTCCATCGATAATGTCGAGGACCGAACCTTCTTGCCAATCACGCTCGTGTTGGTCGTATTCAGCAGCAAACATGTCCCAGTTTTCTGTCTCCAGATTTAAGGTGTGGTTCAGTGGGTTGTTAAATTTGTTCATAATCAATTCCTCCTACGGAATAATACTATTACTAATATAAATGAACAGACTAAATTGTCTTATTCAATAAAAAAACCGACCGATAAGCCCGTTAGGGCGCATCGTTTACAGGTAATCACGAACCGTGATATATGGCTCATGATTCATGGTTCGCGGTCCGTAAAAGACCACATTTTTTGAATGTGTGACGGGATTGACCCCATGTGTGAGCAATGTGTGACGGGATGTGTGACGGGATTGAGAGGGTAAAAACCCAGCAAACATGCGGGTTGTAGAGATGTGTGACGTGTGTGACGGGATTTTTGAGTTAAAGTTCTTTTTAAAAAATAAAAAGCTGTTTTTGAGAAGTTGTAAATACAACTTAGAAATGCCGTCACACTCGTCACACTCGTCACACATTGCGCTAAGTTGTTGATATACAACATAATTGTGTGTGACGGAATTGAGAATAATCCCGTCACACATTTTTCAATCCCGTCACACACCTGTTTATCCGAAGCGCGGGCCACGGACCGTGATCCACGGACAACGTATCGAAGTTTTTTCATGGGCTTTCTCCGTTATAGCTTCATGCTGTGGTAGGTGTAGGCCTTGAATCGTGCTTCGCGAGCATCGAATCCCATGCGTATGTAGCGTTGCTCAATCATCTTGAGCTCTGCTTTATTGCGCGCGATTCGTGGGCTGCGGCCCACGCGCCTTGGCGCGGGGTCGAAGCATGTTTCGAACTTATCAGAGGTATTCATTAGATAACTCCTTCAGTGGTTGCTGTAATGACGTCTAGTGTTAAGGATGCTTCTGCTACGTCGGCCGCCGTATCTAGGTCGTCCACGATTAGCGCCAAAGCGCCGAAGACAGCGATCTCGCGCCAGTTGTCCTTGGCAAAGGACACGGCTTTCTTGGTGCGTGGATCGTTGATGAATGACTTGAACTTTGTTTTAGCTGTGATTGTTTGTAGTTTCATGGTGTTCTCCTAGTTAAAGAATCGTTGTTGGAATATCGAAGTCACACGTGCCCACTGACGTTTTAAGTACTGGTGTCTTTTGTACTCGTATATAGCGACAAGTGAGATCCATGTTATGGCTCCAAACACCCCGAGGGTGAAGCCTGATAAAAATCCCCCCGCCATATAGAAAGGAATGCCGAATGTTGGGTAATGGAAATTGTCCATAGGATGTCTCCGGTTAGTTGTGAAAAGGTGAAGCGCCTATTTAAAAGGCGCTTCAAGGATTTGCTCGATGGCATCTAGGTCATCGAGGATGTAAGCCGCTGCAAGAGCCGCGGTGGCTTTGCCCACTGTCTTTAGATCTACATTGCGGGCGGCGGTTTTAGCTTTGCCAAGAAGAATGTCGGCAGCACTACGCAGCTTGTATTTGGGGTCACGGAACTTGGCGAAGGGGTCATTGGTTGGTAAGTTCATTACGCTACCTCCCCAGCAAGTTCGAGGTCGGCCAGCTCTAGGATCGCCTTGCGATCACCGTTGCCATCAGCCCACTGCATCACTCTGTTAGTAGTGAGCGAGATAATGGTACCGCGCTTCGATACAAGGTAATCCTTGAGCCAGTGAGTTACCTTAACCATAGGTGTCTTGTTCGCGGCAACGGTAACGTTGCTGCGAAGAACAGACAGCTTATTCTGGCCACGATGTGGGGCCATTATTCTGGCCATCTTGCCGTCATATGCGACGGCAACATAATAGTCACCCTTATAGATGACTATTGAACCCAGCGTGAGTCGCGCGGGTTGAGCTTGAATAGAGTTAGACATGTGAATGCCCTCCAATAATTGTGCGATCGAACCATTCGACCGCTTCAAATTTATAACCGACCGAATTCGAGGTACGAGAAATCGTGTAGGGGTCCCTGCCCGTGAATCGAGAACAAGGTTCCATGTTCGTGATCCGGGGTTGGGGGTCCGTGACTAGGCAGGGGGGGAGATAGTCGATGAGCGATATAAACGTACTTTTGAAAAAAAATTTCTGAAAAAATTCTTCAAAAAGAATTAGTTATGCTAATATGTTCAACCATGACAACAACTACTAGGAAATGTCTGTCATGTGAAAAAAAACTGGAGGTTTCGGAGTTTCCTACTGGACGTAACACATGCAGAGCATGTAAAGCCAAAAGCTATAAGTCCAAAGTATCAGGGTCTTATGAGAGCTTTTTGCGCCATATTTACACCCAGAGCAAATCTTGCATTAAGTCTGGTAAACGTAACGGCGACCTTGAATGGTCTATTGAGCTCGATGATCTAATCAGTTTATGGGAAAAACAAGATGGTAAATGCGCCCTATCAGGTGTATATCTTACCCACCATAAAGACGGCTCTGGCCACAAAGACTATAACGCATCGATAGACCGTATATCAGGTGAAAAAGGTTATACCTACCACAACGTGCAACTTGTCTGTTATCGCGTCAATTTGATGAAACACACCCTATCTGAGGACATGTTTTACTGGTGGACTAAGACAATTAACGATTTTTCTTGTGATTAATTATTAGTAGAGCTAATATATGGTATGTCGGACGTTGAAGTAGTATCTATTGCAGGTTTAGACGCTGCAATTATTGGCACCGCAGTGGTGAACGATTGTGATGTACTCGCCTATGACTACTATGCAGCCGTCGCAGTCATAATCGCCAACGGCTTCTCCGAAGAGTACGCCGAAGAATGGATCGCAGATGTAGCATCGAGAGAGTTCGATGGCGCACCTGTGTTTGTGTATTTTGATGATGACCAAGAGTTCTATGGAACAAGCGCATACCCAGGAACCACAATCCACTGACCTCGTTAGTGAACATACAGAATTCCAATCGCATATGCCCTACATGGGCATAAGCCGCGGATCGCTAACCATGCAGCAAGAAAAGCTGGTCTCGCTGATCGCTTCTGGAATGACAACCGCGGCCGCGGGTCGTGGTGCGGGATACTCGTCCCCCCAGGCAACCTACGCCGCTGCAAAAGTCCCCGAAGTACAAAAGGCTATCGACTATTTTCGCCAAGAGATGCGCGAAGAGGTGAAATTCACCAATCAGCATGCCCATATGATGTATATGGAAGCCTATAACACCTCGGCAAACGCCACTGAAATGAAGAACACCACCGATTCACTGGTCAAGCTACACGGTTTGGCTGCACCTGAGAACGCTACCCAAGTAAATATCAATATTAATGGTACCAAGCAGCTCGAACGTATGACTGACGAAGACTTGTTGAAGATTGCAGGTAAAGACCTCGACTACCTCGAACCTAAGAGCGATTAAATATGGCTACTAAAAAACCATCCCGTACTCACTATGTACATTTTGATAGGCCCAAGCCCAAGCCCACACCTAAAGCTAAGGCTAAGCCCACACCTAAAGCTAAGGCTAAGCCCACACCTAAAGCTAAGGCCACACCTAAAGCTAAGGCCACACCTAAAGCTAAGGCCCCAAAACCTTACAAGCCATACGAGGGGCTTACCCAAGAGCTTAGCAAAAGGGGTGGAGTAGCCGGAAAAATATTAACCCCTAGAACTACGCTAATAAATATGGCTCTTGGTAAGAAAAAGAAGCCGAAACAGAAAAAGAAATAGATGACCGAGGTCAAAAAGATCGAATGCATACGCTGCAAAGCGTCGCACCCCGAGACACTGTATTCGGGGGATGATCGACTTTGCGTGTATTGCAAAGCGGAGATCGCGGAGCAAGAACCGCAACCCACGGCCCCCGAACCGGAACCCACGGTTGAAGAAACGTTAGAGGAAAAGGCACGCGCGGAACTCGCTCTGCGGTTCCTGACTCGCAAGCGGTTATTGCCGTTTGTGGAACGGTTTAATCCTGACTACCAAGCGGGTTGGGTACACAAAGATATATGTAAACGGTTAGAGGAGTTCTCTAGAGATGTCACTGAAAAGAAAAGCCCAAGACTTATGCTCTTTATGCCACCCAGGCACGGTAAAAGCACGCTTGCGTCGGTGGCGTTCCCAGCTTGGCATCTGGGTAGAAATCCAGAGCACGAATTTATTAGTTGTTCGTACTCAGGCTCTCTGGCAATGGCGTTTAGCCGCAAAGTCCGCGGACTCTTACGCGAAGAGGGCTTTAAATCTGCGTTCAAAACGCGCCTTGATCCGCAGTCCCAGTCTGCTGAAGCGTGGCTTACTACTACTGGCGGGGGTTATGTTGCTGCCGGTGTTGGCGGTGGTATTACTGGTAAAGGCGCTCATATTCTTGTTATCGACGACCCGGTAAAGAATAGAGATGACGCAGAATCGGCGAACGCCAGAGAATCAACTTGGGATTGGTATACCTCCACGGCTTACACTCGTTTGGCGCCTGGTGGTGGTGTGTTGGTTATTCTCACTCGCTGGCACGACGATGACCTTGCTGGACGGCTCCTTAAAGCCGCAGCAGATAATGGCGAGCAATGGGAAGTGGTTAACTACCCTGCCCGCGCCGAAGTTGACGAAGAGTTTCGACTACAAGGGGAAGCCCTACATCGTGAGCGCTATGACGAAGATGCACTGGCGCGTATAGAAAAAGCGGTAGGCCCAAGAGATTGGTCAGCACTGTATCAGCAGAATCCTGTTGCAGATGATGGTGATTATTTCACCAGAGGCATGATTCAGTACTACGACCGTGAAGAGATCGACGAAGACCGCATGCGTTACTACTGCGCGTGGGACTTGGCGATTGGTAAGAACGATCGCAACGACTATACCGTAGGTATTGTGGTAGGTGTTGACGAGCAGGACCAACTGTTTGTGGTGGACATGGTCCGCGGACGTTTTGATGGGTTTGAATTGGTTGAGCAGATCTTAGATATGTACGAGGTGTGGAAACCCTCAATCATAGGTATCGAGAAAGGGCATATCGAGATGGCCCTCGGACCGTTCCTCGAGAAGCGTGTCCGCGAACGTGGGTTATACGAAGCATATTTCAAAGATTTAAAGACTGGCCGCAGAGATAAAGAAGCTCGAGCACGAGCAATCCAAGGTCGGATGCAACAGGGCATGGTGTTTATGCCTAGAGATGAAGAATTTACAGGCCCACTGGTAGCAGAATTATTGCGCTTCCCGAACGGGGTACACGACGACCAGGTAGACGCTTTAGCTTGGATTGGTTTGATGATGACTGAGTTCAGCACGTTTGTTGAAAGGGTCGAACACGTACCAACTTGGCGGGATAGGCTCCCTGGATTACTTAAAGGCGAACGCACTAAATCAGCAATGGGCGCATAACAATGGCAAAGACAAAGAAACTAGATCCTGCGAAGGAAGAAGAAATAACAAGCACCCAGTGGGCTCGCTATGAGCGCGCACGCGACAACGGTCACCTTGACTATGTAGAGATGGCGCTAAAATGTGATGAGTATTATCGGGGCGATCAATGGGACCCAGATGATGAATCAGCCTTGGAGGCTGAGGGCCGCCCTGCCCTTACTATTAATACCATCCTACCTACGGTTAATACCATCTTAGGTGAGCAGTCTACCCGAAGAGCAGATATCCAGTTCAAGCCACGGAGAGGTGGAGAGCAGGATGTGGCACACACCCTGACTAAGTTGTACATGCAAATATCCGATAGCAACAAGTTGGACTGGGTTGAGCAGCAAGTATTCTCAGACGGTTTGATTATGGACGGTCGTGGGTACTTCGATGTCCGTATGGACTTCAGCGACCATGTTGAGGGTGAGATTCGAATCACGTCCAAAGATCCGTTAGACATACTTATTGATCCAGACGCTAAGGACGCCGATCCTAAGACTTGGAACGAAGTATTCGAATCTAAGTGGATGACACTTGATGAGATCGAAGAGCTGTACGGTAAGGACAAAGCTGAGCGCCTACTATTTGTAGCCGAGAATGGTATGAGCTTCGGGCCTGACTCCGTGGAGTATCAGGAGACCCGTTTCGGAGCTACCGAAACAAGCGACGATTATTTCGGGGCCGGTGCCCCTGGTGATGAAGAGTACCGCAACGTCAAAGCCCTTCGCGTTATCGAGCGCCAGCACAAGAAGCTGCGCCGTGCGCTTTTCTTCGTCGACCCCAATACAGGTGACCAGCGGCAAGCACCTGATGAATGGTCTGAAGCTAAGAGCAAAAAGTTCGCTAAGCAGTATGACCTGTCGTTAGTAAGTAAGGTTATCCGCAAGATTCGGTGGACTGTCACCTGTGACAAAGTGGTACTGCATGATGGCTGGTCTCCATACAACCAGTTTACGATTATACCGTTCTTCTGCTACTTCCGCAGAGGACGCCCATTTGGTGTGGTTCGTAATCTTCTGTCTCCACAAGAGCAGTTAAATAAAATTGCAAGCCAAGAGCTGCATATAGTTAATACTACAGCTAATAGTGGTTGGATGGTTGAATCAGGCTCATTGGTTGGTATGACTGCCGATGACCTTGAAGAGCATGGCGCAGAGACTGGCCTTGTTCTCGAATACGCCCGCGGCACTACACCACCACAGAAGATCGGCGCTAATCAGATCCCTACTGGTCTTGACCGTATTGCAATGAAAGCTGCTGCGAATATCAAAACTATCTCTGGTGTGAACGACAGTATGTTAGGCACGGACAGCGCAGAGGTATCAGGTATCGCGATCCAAGCTAAACAGAACCGCGGCGCGATTATGATTCAGGTCCCTCTGGATAATCTGCGTAAGTCTCGCCAACACCTTGCAGAGAAGATTCTGAATTTGATCCAGACCTTTTATACCGAGGAGCGCGTTATCCAAGTGACTAACGAAGACGACCCCCTCAAGCCTCGCGAAGAGATGGTCATCAATCAAGAGACACCCGAAGGACGGGTCATCAATGATCTTACACTTGGTGAATACGATGTAATTGTAGCTACTGCTCCAGCTAGAGACAGCTTCGACGAGACACAATTCGCAGAAGCATTAAGCTTGAGACAAGCAGGTGTTGTCGTACCAGACGACGCAATCATCGAATACAGTCACTTGGCACGTAAAGGTGAACTTGCTAAGCGTATCCGTCAGATGACTGGCCAAGAACCGCCAACCCCAGAACAGCAAGAAGCTATGGCACAGCAGCAACAAATTGCTATGCAGCAGTTGCAGCTTGAAATAGCTAAGCAAGACGCTGAAGTTAAGAAACTCCAGTCTGAAGTTGCTTTAAACATGGCGAAAACTCAAGACACAACAGATATAGATCCACAAGTACGCATGGCAGAGATACAAGCGAAGCTCGCAATGAACGAGCAGCAGCTTGAGCTGCGGCGTGAGCTAGCGGATCTGAGTGCTAGCTCCAAAGAGAATCAATCACAAACCACCGCTGCAACTAAGTTGGCAACAGCGGCATTCAGTAACACCCCCAGGAACAATAGGAGTTCTTAAATGAGTAAGAAAGAAACTGCAGTAGAAGAAAAAGCACTTGAGTTTGATGTAATGCCCGGAGCTGACCGCCCCGAGGATGATGAGGCACCTGCGTTAGATTTAAGTTTCGAAACCTCTGAAGAGGAGCCCGAAGAAATTGCTGAAGAAAATGAAGTTGTGGCAGAGGACGAGACGGAAGAAACCGAGGAAGTTGCGGCAGAAACCGAACCTGAACCTGAGCCCGAAACCGAAGCAGAGCTTGATGAAGAGGTAGAAGAGCCTGAAGAAACACCAGTAGTAGAGCAAAAACCTACTAAAAAGCCAATGGTCCCTAAAGCACGCCTTGACGAAGTATTGGCAAAGCAGAAAGCACTGCAAAAACAGCTAGACGAAATAAATGCAGCGGCTGCAAAAACAGATGAAGCGCCCGAATCTTACGATTTCGATACAAAAGAAGTTGAGTACCAAAACATGGTGCTTGATGGCGAGACAGAGAAAGCCGTTGCGCTCCGCAGGGAGATACGACAGGCCGAACGCGGGCAGCTAGAGTACGAAATGCGTCAGGAAATGAATCAGACGGTCAACCAAGACCGCCAAATGACCGCGCTTCAACAGGCAGCTAAGGCTATGGAAGACGCTTACCCTGAATTTGATCATAACTCTGACACTTTCAACGAGGAGTACACCACCGAAGTTGTGGAATTGAGAGATGCTTTCATTTTGAAAGGTTACGAAGCAGTAGATGCGCTCTCTAAAGCAGTTAAGTACGTCGTTAAAGACCGCGATTTAGATCAGCCCGTTGATGCTGCGCCAAGTTTGGCTGGAAAAGCTGGCACCGTGGACGAGGTTGCGAAAAAACGCGCCCAAGTTAACAAGAAATTGAAGGCAGCAGAGGCCCAACCACCAGAATTACCAGGTGAAAGCTCAGCTCATCATGGTGAAAAGGGGATTGACATGGACACCATGACCGAAGAAGAGTTTGCTGCATTGCCTGAAGCAACATTGAAGCGCCTTAGAGGCGATATTTTATAACGAGGTAACTATGCCAGTTAAAAAAGACCCACGATTAGCCCGAGCTGGAGTCTTGGGCTTCAACAAACCTAAAAGAACGCCGAACCACCCTAAAAAGTCGCACATTGTTGTGGCTAAAGAAGGTGATCGCATTAAAACTATTCGTTTTGGTGAGCAAGGCGCTAAGACTGCTGGCAAACCCAAGGTGGGAGAATCAGACAAGATGAAGAAAAAGCGCGCTAGTTTCAAAGCACGGCACGCAAAGAACATCTCCAAGGGTAAAATGAGCGCGGCCTATTGGGCTAATAAGGCCAAGTGGTGATATTTATAACAGGGTGACTTATGTCTGATATAGAGCAGCTGAGCATGCACAAAGATTTTGTTGAGCACCGCTCAAGTTACGATGATTTGTATAATGATTTAGAGGCAGTTCTTGATCAATATGATGATCTCGTTTTTGCGCATGAAAAAGTAGCTGCCCTAGAGACGATTAAAAGCGTCATTATTTTTTCTGAATGTGTTGAGATAGAGTAACCCCAAAGCGGCATGGATTATTTAAGCAACCCTTTGAATTAACTGTTGCATTATAATATTAGCTATACTAATATTAATCCTACGTCTACCACTACGATATGTGGTCGGCCCGTAGCCGTAAAAAACGTATCCCCCGCCTACACAAGGCGTAAAACCTGTCGAGGTCGCGCCTCGTTAATAAGCGCTAGTTCGTTGCTCCACGATACGGAGATACGGATTAGCCGCTCCTTTAAGTCGGCTGATAAGGCGGCGTGTGCCGCATAAATTATTTCGTCAATTTAATAGGAGGCCATCATGGCTTTAACAAATTTCGGTACGCTTACTGGCGACCAACTTCAAACCTGGTCACGCGACTTCTGGAAAGTAGCTCGCAACCAATCTTTTATTAATCAGTTCGCAGGTTCCGGCTCTAACGCTATGGTTCAGCGCGTCACTGAGTTAACTAAAAATCAAAAAGGTACCAAAGCTAACATTACTTTGCTTGCTGATATGACTGGCGACGGTATCACCGGTGATAACACGCTGGAAGGTAATGAAGAAGCATTACGTGCATATGACATCAGCATTGAGCTGGATCAACTACGTTTTGCTAACCGCATCGCTGGCCGTATGACCGACCAGAAGACTGTAGTTAACTTCCGTGAGCAATCACGCGACGCTCTTGCTTATGCAATGGCTGACCGTTGTGACCAGTTGGCATTCTTGTCTATGTCTGGTGTTGCATACACTCACAAAAACAACGGTGGTCTGCGAACTGTTTCTGGTTCTGCTGGACACGAGTTGGTTGACCTTGAGTTCGCTTCAGACGTATCTGCTCCTACTTCAGATCGTCACCTGCGAATCAACGGCGCTGGCTTGTCAGCTGGTGATACTACTGCTGTAACTGATAGCGACACTCTTGGCTACAAGCACATCGTTAACCTGAAGGCTTTTGCTAAAGACAACTACATCCGTGGTATTCGTGGTGCTGGTAACCAGGAAACTTTCCACATGTTTGTAACTCCACAGCAGATGGCTAACCTGAAGCTCGATACTGACTTCATTGCTAACGTTCGTAACGCTGGCGTACGCGGATCAAGCAACAGCTTGTTCGCTGGTTCTTCAAGCCTGATGGTTGATGGCGTGATGATCCACGAGTTCCGCCACGTGTTTAGCACTTCTGGTGCTACTACTGGTACTTCAGCTAACGCTGGCGCAGCTGGCTACAAGTGGGGTGCTGACGCTGACGTAGTTGGTGGACGTGCTCTGTTCTGTGGTGCTCAGGCTCTGGCTCTGGCTGACATCGGTCTGCCTGAAATGGTTGAAGATACTTTCGATTATGGCAACCAGTCTGGTATCAGCGTAGGCAAGATCTTTGGTCTCCGTAAGCCTAGGTACAACAGCGACATCAGTGGCTCTGTACAGGACTTCGGTATCATCGCTCTAGACTCCGCACAGTAAGACTATCGCCCCCTCTTCGGAGGGGGCTTTCTTTTTTAAAGGTATTAATCATGAAGATTGTAAGCAGTGAGTCATTACGAGTGACGACCCTTGGTGGCACCGTCGTGCTGTTTGAAGCCGGTGTACCCCGCGAAATTGCAGATGAAGTTGGCCTATTAGCTATTCAGATGGGCGCTAAAGAATACAACGACAAATATATTGAAGAACAAAATGCTGAAGAAGCAGTGTTCGAAGAGATCATCGATGTACAAGAATCTGCAGAAACGGACGATGAACTCGTCACTATCCTCGAAAAAATGATGGACGATGGTGACCCAAAAAATTTCAAAACCGACGGCTACCCGAAAGCATCAGCTGTAAATAAGGCGTTAGGTAGAACGGTTAACACAGATGCCCGAGAAGCAGCTTGGGAATCAATACTTAACTCATAGGTAAAACACCATGGCAGTCACAGTACAAAGCGTAATAGATAGAGCACAGACCGTACTCCAAGATACAACTGGTGTTAGATGGCCAGTTGTTGATGAGCTTGTCCTATGGATCAACGATGCGCAGCGTGAAATAGCCCTATTAAAACCTGACGCTAGCTCGACCAACACAACAGTAACGCTCGCTGCTGGAACAAAGCAAGATATCCCTTCAGGCGGTAACCGCTTGCTGAAAGTTGTACGCAACATGTCAAACACTGTAGCGAACAGCGGAGTTGGAAAGCGTTCGGTGCGACTGGTTGATCGTGAAGTACTTGATGCCCAGACACCTGATTGGCATGACTCAACAGTAACTGGCGATGCTGCGCACACTAACATAGTAAAGCATTATATTTACGACGAGACTAACCCTAGAAATTTTTACGTCTATCCTGGCGTTAGCGGCGACGCATACGTAGAGATCATCTACTCTTCGAACCCTGCAACAGTAGCTCAGGGCGATAGCCTGTCAATCCCTGATATCTTTGCCAACGCTGTTATGAACTATGTACTTTATATGGCTTACATGAAGGATGCTGAATACGCAGGTAACTCGCAGCGCGCATCAAGCCACTTCCAAATCTTTACAACGTCGGTTACCGGTAAAGGTCAGATCGACGCAGTTACCAACCCAAACATGGAACGTAGAGTGCCTCGGCAACAACCACTGGTGTAATTTATGGCGATTTCTTACGAAGCGCTGCTACCTGAGATCTTACCTATGGTACCAGGATGCCCCGACACGCTGATTGAAATTAATATTCGATCAGCAGTAATCGAGTTATGTGAACGCGCTAATGTCTACCAAGCTGAATTAGACCCTGTTACTACAGTTTCTAATATCTATGAGTATGACCTCGAGCCACCTACTGGAACCTCAGTCCGTAAGATTTTATGGGCCACACACCAGGGCAAAGACCTTGAGCCCATAACTACTACCCTGCTCGAACAGAGACTACCTAGTTGGCGTGAAAAGTCAGGTGTGCCTGAGTACTTTATTCAGCAGAACTCGTCCATGTTCATTCTCGCCCCAATACCTGCAAACACGATTGCAGGCAGCACGGTTATCCGTGCGGTATTAAGACCGACACACCAAAGTACAGCGTGTGATAACGATGTAATGAACGACTATCGAGACACAATCATCAACGGCGCTTTGTTTAGGCTGTTAAGAATCCCCAATAAAGACTGGTCTGATATGCAAGGTGCATCAGTTTACGGCCAGTTGTTTAATCAAGGTGTAGAGGATGCTGGACGCAGAGCGCGCCACGCGGACACTGCAGTATGCAGGAGTGTTAGATATGGAGGAACGAATGGCGCTAGGCGAACAAGTCGCAGAAGATATGGCAGTGGTGGATAAACTGACTTTAACCCCCATACGGCACGAGTGGGATTGGGTAAAACGTGGTATTGAAGAGATTTTAGCTGAGCAGTCTCAGCTTACGTTCAGAGCAGAAGATGTATATGCAGCTTGCCTGAACGGAGAAGCTCAGCTTTGGGTAGCACCAGAATGTTTTGTAATCTCCACCGCAGAGCATGATTATTTTACAGAGAGCAAGACGTTTCTTGTATGGCTGGCATGGGTTAAGGAACGCGGACAAAATTGCGTAATTAAGTACTACCCCTTCTTTGCTCAGGTAGCCAAAGAAAACGGCTTCTCAAATATAGAAGTCAGAACACCAATCGCGGCATTAGAGGGTTATCTACTTGCCGAGGGTTGGAAGAAAGACACTGTGGTTTATACGAGAGAACTGTAATGGGCAGCAAACCAAAAAAAGCTAGGGTATCGGCCGCGGAGAGAGCATCTGCAGCTGTAGCTATGGCAGAGCACAAGTACTTCAAACAGAGGTACGACCCGCTACTTCAGAAGATGCGTGATGCATCTCATACCGATGATTCAGCGGATGTCCTGCGCGGTCGCGCGAACGCCGACACAATGCAGACGTTGGCAGGCGGAGCGAGTTATGACCGGGCTGCGTCTGCTGCAAGCGGTGGGGACGAGGCTCAAGCCTACCAAGGCCAGCTCGCACAAGCAGATAAAACTGGCCTGAGTATTAAGAACAACATGCAGTTAGGCGTACTAGGTACTGCTCGGGGGCAAGCTGCGGATGCGCAAGCAGGTATGGCCGCAGCGGCGAGCATGGGCGCATCGAGGGCGCTGACTAAAGCTAAAGCAAAGCAAGATATCCGTGCAGCGAGGAACGCCGCTATAAGTCAAGTAGCTACCGCGGCAGTTCTACAAGGCGGCGAGAATATGCAGTCCAAGAAGGGTGCAACAAACTCAAACGGAACGCCAATACTTGATGCAAATACCAGCCAGCAGAAAATGGAGAATGGCTCTTTCTTTAAAAATGCTAATTCCAACTCGTTTTTTGGAGGTAAGTGATGTACAGCCCTTTGGAGAACGTAAAAAACCCTGACGCTACATACGCACAAATTACACGCAACGAATATAACGACTACGTCAAAAACTATCGCGGGTTTGAAGAAGACCTACTAGATCGTGCCCAAAACGATACTTCGT